TACTTAACCCAACAATCGCTACACCTGGTCAACCTACTACTTTACTCAGCATTACTCCTTTTTCATCTCCCCAGTTTTGTAGTACAGTTAAGATAATTAATACAAAAGTCTTTAATATGGGTGCTGGTGAATCTTCTGTTTATTCTTTCCGTGCTGGTCCTTATGGATCTCAAGGTACTCATGCTGTTTCTCAATCTAATATTTCTAAAAAATGGACAGTTGGTATTCTTTTTTCTCTTGAAGGTGTTCTATGTTCAGACCTTACTCAGGGTACTCAAGTTGGTACTTCATCTGCTCGTGTTACTTATAGGATGACTTATTCGATGAAGGCTCGTAATCAAATCAATCATGAATCTGCTGATCTTGACGTTTCTCAATTTCAAGGTGTTGTTACTAATCCCCAAGTTGGAGTTGGAAATGCTAATAATCCAACTGCAGTTGATGATCAATAAAATTAAAAAACAATAAACTTATAAAACTTAAAAATCTTTATTAATTAATTTCGACTATTACATCTTGTTCTTCTTCCCATAAAAATTCTTGAGCTTCTTTTAAATTTCTGGCTCTTCTTCTTCCGTTTCGTCCAAAGACCCATATCTCGCTGCATCTTCTTTCAAAAGCTCTGATATCGATGGCATTCTTTGATAAAAGCTCTTGATACCATTCTCTTGGCAACCTATTTGATGTAAAGTATATTTCTGGCGAGTTAAAAGGGAGATAAGATCCTTTGACTTGCACTTGCATCGGGTAGCGGTCGCAGATACGTAACAGTTCACTCCAGGGGTATCCTCCATAGAAGTCGTCGAAACAGACGTTTTGTCCTGGGGTGTATCCGTCCCACCAGATTCCATTAGTTTTCCAGTAGATACTTCCTCCTTCTTCTCTGACTGCTCTTGATTTTCCTGTTCCAGGAGGTCCAATGAAGAGGCGAACCATTGGTTGCTGGTCTCTCTCCTCAATCTTGGTCGCTTTGTAGGCTGACAAAAGTCTTGGATACTTAGCCCAGACCCCGAAGAATGTATCTGCGAATTCCTTCTCATTCTTAACTGTTCCTTCGTCAAAGGCTCTCTTAACTGCTTCCAGATCAGTTCTTTGTCCTTTGGTGACAGGGTCCCAGACTCCGAACTCCCATGGTCCGTCGACTCTAGACTCGTCTTTTTGGCAATAAGAGCGAGCTTGTTCTCCGGTACCCCTTCGAATTTCAACATGACATCTGGGGTCAATGATTGATTTGACAGTGGTGAGTCTGCATCTATTATTAAATTCGCAATATCCCTGAAAGTGGGTGGTTCCTTCAAGTCCCTGCTCTCGTTGAAAAATTGCATATTTTATTTTATCACTAACTGAAAATCTATCCAATAATTCCTGATATTCAAATGTAGGGTTGTTCAATGTAAAGCACCAATATTTTGATTGAGACATGGTTAGAAAAAACAACTTAGTCCCAAAAAAATAAATTTATATTCCAAAAAATAATATAAAAGGAAATTAAATCTAAAAAGGAAATATATTCTAAAAAAGGAAATTAAATCTAAAAAGGAAATATTCTAGAAACTTCTATATACGCAATTGATAACCGGTTTCTAGAGTGCAAAGGCCCTTCGGGGGCCCCCGGTAGGGGGAGGCCGGCGCACCGCCCTTATTACGCGAAAGTTTATATAACAAGTGCCTAGTACAGTATTACCTAGGCACTTAGTCCCACGCACATAGTCCCAATGACGTCATCTTTTTTTTTCTATATAAACAGATGTTGTTGTACTAAAAAACTTTAAATGTCATCTATTGTTAGGCGCGTTCCGGTTGGTGGTCAAGCTGCTGTTTCTTCTGCTTTAACTCACGCTTTTCAAAACAGGGATTTTTATTCAAATCTGGCTCGTCAAGCTTATCGCGAAGGTCGTAGGGCTTATAATAGGTGGTCTACTTCTACTTCAACTGCTTCAAGAGCTACACGTCCTCGTACTGGTTCTTCTCGTGTTGGTTCTTATGGTAATTCTCTTTATAGGGGTGGCCCGGCAGGTATGCGTAAAGGTCGTAGTAAATTCAAAATCCGTCGTCGTAAGTTTAAAGGTCGCCGTAAGGGTTCTAAAAGTTTTTCTAAGAAGGTTGTTAAAGCTATAAATCAAAGTCTTCCTCCTCATAAACAAGAGACCGTTCAGCACGGTATGCTTGAAGCTCCTCTAAATTCTAAATCATGGATGAGTATGGAAATAGGCAATTTTAATTCACAGACTACAGCTGATTATACTTGGACTCAATCTCCTATGTCTGTTCCTGAATATATGTATGGTGGTTCACAGGGTACTATCTTTAAGCGTTCTTCTACAATTACTTCCTTTCTTCAAAGCATGGGTATATCTTATAATGATGCTGATTATCGAGTATATTTTGAGGGATGTAAATTGCGCATGGATTTTACTAATCCCGGTAATCATCCTATTAAGTTAACTATATATAAATGCAAGTGGCGTCGTGACACAGATGAAGAAGAAGATTGTCGCTTATATCAACACTTAAAGTATGCGTTACATAAAGATGGCAATATAGGAGCTCTGCTACTTAACCCAACAATCGCTACACCTGGTCAACCTACTACTTTACTCAGCATTACTCCTTTTTCATCTCCCCAGTTTTGTAGTACAGTTAAGATAATTAATACAAAAGTCTTTAATATGGG